ATGGTGCATGGCAGTCCTCTGAACGCACCCGTCATCACCCTTGGAGAGAAAAAAAGCCTGTTCGGAGAAAAAGCGCAGGCCAATGAATATGTCAGCTATGCCCTTTATTACTGGCCGGACCCCGCCAATCCGGACGGTCCTTACAAACCCATTGACGGCAAAAAGAACAAACGGCTCCGCAGCATGGACGACAGCGGCAGGATGGCCGCTTTCATCGGCACGGTCTGCAGCCTGGGACGGCAGTATAAACTCGACAGGGATCCGCAGGCCGCCTCCCGGGCCGGGCAATGGCTGAAAGCCTGGTTCATTGCTCCGGCAACCCGCATGCAGCCCCATCTGAAATATGCCCAAATTCGCCCCGGAAACCGGACGGAAGGAGACGGAGGAGGCATCATCGACCTTTACCGCATGCCCGAATTCCTGGAAGCTTTGACGGCGTTGAAATGCTCCAATGCCCTAACGGCAGAAGAATGGAAGCAGGTGGGCGCGTGGCTGAACCAGTATTACACATGGCTGACTACCAGCAGGCAGGGCAGGCATGCACACACGCGCAGCAACAACCATTATCTGTTTTATGTGGCGCAATGTGCCTATTTGGCATCCTTCCTGGGCCGCAGCCATGAAGCGGCCCAATGGCTGGCGGAAGCCTTCGCCAACATGGACCGACACATCGCTCCCGACGGATCCCAGCCCGAAGAACTCAAACGGGCGGAACCCTGGCAATACAGCGTTTACACTCTTCAGGCATGGGGATACCTGGTGCATCTTGCAGAACGCATGGGCGACAAGAACTACCGTTACCGGAAAACACCCGCCGGGGCTTCCATTCAAAAAGCTGTGGATTATCTCCTGCCTTACCGCGCCAACCCTGAAACATGGCCCTGGCAAGGCTCCAGGGCAAACACTCCGCTGCCCGCCATCTTTGAACCGGAGCAGGCGGGCAGGCCACAACGGAAATGCTCCTGAACCGCGCCCGCCGTTAAAAGCATCCGTTTTTCCTGCTTATTGAAAATCCCCTGTCCAGCAGCATCACGAACGGGGCATTTTCCCGGAAAACGATTTAATAAGGGATCTCCCCAGTATTTTTCCCCTTAGATTTTTCCTTTCTTTTTGCTGCTCTCCATTCCCACGGAGATATGGGATTCGGGTCAGACCAGATGCCTTTTTGGGCCTTTCTGGCATCCCTTTCAAGAGAAACGAGCTTTCGGCTAGCGGAAAAATTTTTATAAATCCACGCCCATCCTTCCTTCACCATCTCTTCGTTGACGAACATTTTTCCATGCCATATTTCCCCTAAAATACGGCCGTACCTGTCATTCTCGGTATACCGGACTGTAACCGCCTCTCCCCAAATCAGCTTTTCCAGGTATTCCTTGGCGCCTTCATACCCGTCCTGCCCCCTTTCCGGCGCATCAATTCCCTCAAGCTGTATCCGATGCGTACGCATTTGTTCAGGCGTCCTTTCCAGAAGGATGACCGTGTCGCCGTCAATCACGTTAATCACGACTCCCCTGATACTTTCAGCAAAAGCCATGCAGGGACTTATCAGGAAAATCAAAAGCCATTTCATGAAAAATGATATAATCCAAAAAATATCAGGATGCAACTACTCTTTAAGAAACCGTTCCCGCACTGTTCACACGGCCGGAAACAGATGAATGCGGTCATCTGTGGACAGCCTGTTCTGGAACAGGCCATCATGTTTTCCGGCATGAAGGAACACAATTCCCGAACCTATTCCAACCTGTCCGGAACAACGGTAAACAGGCTGTATCATTGCCCCGCTCCGGAACATCTTTATTCGCTGCCGTGCCGGGAGCGGAAGAACATCCCGCCGGCGCACCCCGGCAATCTAACCCATGCCGCCATTTAAAAAGACTGCACATTAAACAAGAAAAACCGGGCGCCCTGCAACATTCAATGGCATGGCGTGAGGCATTTTACTCATTTTTTCAATTCTTCGGCTATTCTGCCGAGGTTCTTTTCCGTTGCCTTTCTCAGTTTCTCCTGCTGTTTCCAGTACCATGCCGTTCTTTCCGACACCCCGGCCTGATTCGCCAGCCAGCGCACGGCGCCGCTCGTGTCACAGCCTGTTTTCTTCTGAATGACTTCCAGCAGTTGAGCGACATATTTATTCATGGATTCCGGGTTGATATTATTTCGATTCCCATGCCCGGCTGAATTCCTCGTCCCGGAACAGGGAGGCAATCCCGCTGAGCTGCTTGAGGCGCAACAATTCTTCCGCGTCCATCCCCAGATTTTTGAGTATCCACGCATCCGACATGCCCGCCTCCGTCAACTCCTGGATAATATTGGTCATGAGGGCGATATTATGAGATCCCCGGGCACGGTTGTGCCTGATGGTGGAAGCCATGCGGTTTCCAAGAGGCTTGTCGATTACGGCCACCGGCATCATGCCACCCTCCCGTTCGTAAATATCGCGGTAAGTCTTCATGATCTGGCAGCGGTGGAACCCGTCCACGATTTCATAGGTCCCGTCCTCCAGCTTATAACAAACGATAGGCATCGTATAACCGTCCTCCTTGATGCTCTGGTAGAGCAGCTTCATTTCGGGGGGAGCTACGCTGTTCGGGTTATAGGCATTGGAACGTATCTGGTCCAGGGGAACGCGCCGGATTTTGTAAACGGGGGATTGATAGGAGGTTTTCATAAAATATTGCGGTATTTATTGACGGCGGCCCGGCGCCGAGCAATCGCTCCCTTGGTTGGACCGAACCCGGCGTACTTGCAAAAGTAATCATTCTTCATGATGCAGATGCACATGCGCTTGTAGGAAGGCACCTGCCGGAAATTGCTGACCGGCATGTCGTCGGGATAGCCCATAAACTGAATGACGTCGCGGTCGACGTAACGGCCCGACTTTCCCGTCACGGTCGCCAGAGGATAGGCGGCCAGCACTTCATCGGCAGTTCCGGGATCGACGGTGCCCCCTTTCATCCAGTACTTTTTAGACCTCTCCAAAATGTTGTTGTAGTGTTCCGCCGTTTTCTCGTTCATTGTGGAAAGCAGGAATTCATAATAGGACTTCCAGGTATGGCCGGGCGGCAGTTTGATGGTTTTCCAGCCCATGGCCGTCGTACCTCCGTACAAACCCGTGAAGTTGACGCCGTTGACGCGCCCGACCATGCGCGCCCAGTTGGCAGGATCAATAACTTTGTAAAGCTTCAGGCTTTCCTGGGCGCAGTCATTAAACGGGCTTGCCACCCGCATTTGCCCGATCGTAAGGCCTGCCTGGTACAGGAGATCGTAAAGGCGGTTATAGTCAAAACCAAAACGGGCGTTGGCCGTCCAGACGTCACTGACGCGCCAGTCATAAAGAGGGTAGGCGCTGACGGTCACGGCATCAGCCCGTGTAATCCACTTCCTTCCCTCATAAGACGTCCTTTTATTGCCGCGGGCAACGGCGGCGTATCTGTTGAGGCTTTCATCCGCCCGCAGCCCTACCATGACGGCAGTACTTCCGTGTTTTTTGGCAAAATGGCGTGAAAGCTTATCCTGGAATTCATAGTCCACCATACCGTGCCGGAACGGGACGTCCAGATTCTTTTCGTTGATTACATAGGGATTTTCCGGCATGGGTCGCACCCACAGTTTTTTCTGGGCGGCGCTCCACGGCGTCCAGTAAGGTTCCCCCAGGGAGCATGCGGACTGGGCCCTGATCGGCACACAGTACCACATCTTACGAATGCCGGGGAATTGCTCCAGAAATGTTCTGGTGACATACTCGGTCGTCATTTGATATTGGGCCTCATAATCAAGGTGGTACATGGACAGCTTGTCCAGAAGGCCCTGTTCGGCGGCGTAACGATAGCAAAGATTAAGCATGACGCCGCTGTCCTTGCCGCCCGAAAAAGACACCAGGACGTTGTCAAACTCTTGGAAACAATAGGCTATGCGTTCTAAAGCCGCCTCATAAACATTTTTATCCAGATATGTTTTCACAACTTTTCCAAAGCCTGTCTTTCGCCATCCGCCGCCAGCCCCCTGCCGGACGGGAACACGTCGGCCCGGATATGATTGCCGGAAGCCATGCATTTTCCCTGAAACCACTCTTGCAGCTTGCAGCTCATAGGGATATCCCCTGTTCTTTCAAACAGGGTTGCAACGCCTTCATTTCTGCATAAATAAGCAACATCATGTTTTTTCATGTTTTCAAATGCGCAGCAGCTTATCGTCCGTTATTTTCCGTCAACAATACCAACCTACTGAATTATTGCGGCGGGTCAATGTTTTTACTGCAATTATTTCAGTAATTTTATTGTCATCACCCTCCTTCTCAAAATACCTGCGCTTTTTAGCGAGCAACACCATTCCAGAAATGCCTTATGCATTGCGCCATGACCTCCTTTCCTTCTCCGCAACATCCGCGCTATGTGCAGCATTCAAGACGCTGCGTTGGAATGCACGGTTCCAAAATCGGAGATACAAAAATCATAACTTGCTTAAAATTAGGTGAACGAAAAAATGTACGACTCAGAGCCATTTTCCGGTTCCAACATCTTTCCCCCAATACTCTTTCCGGAACCGCATCTTCCAGGCAGACGATACATCCATCATTTCCCTCCTGAAGGAAAAATAACCGTGTTTCCCTTTTTGCAATCCGGGATGCTGTCCAAACATGAATATGCCGGTACACGCCTTAATCATGCCGTCAGATTAGACTTTAGGCGTTTTATGATTTTCCCCGAAACGCCAATTTCATGCCAGAACGGAATCAAAAAATGACATTTAGTCAGCACTTATGGTTGTTTTTCCGCGGTTTTTCACCTTTCCAGCCTCAAAACAGACAAAAAAGAAGCCCTGTAATCCATTAAAATTACAGGGCTTAGAAAATTAGTGGCTCCCCCGGTTGGGCTCGAACCAACGACCTAGTGATTAACAGAGAACTAATAAATACGCATAATATATTTATTATTATAATATTACATTTTTATCATTACGCCAATATTACGCCACAGAGAATTTTAAACGTGAAGATTTATGCCCGTTTATTATCGTTTCTTGTATTTCTTTTTGTATGGAAGTGGCGTTCCAGGTTTATCAGGCTTGGAGAAGTTCGGGATGCTTGCTGACAAGCTCCAGAAGGCGGGCAGAAGAACCACTGGGCCGCCGCTGACCACTTTCCCATTTAATCAGCGTTGAAAGACTCACTCCCAGCAGCCGCGCAAAATCTTTCTGTGTGACGCCCCGGGACTGACGAAGCTGGGCGATGGCGTTTTCATTGGCCCATGCGCGGGACTTGCCGGGTACGATGACCGCTGCCCGGGGTTCAGGCAGGGGAGTTCCATCCGTCAGGCAGTCTTCCACATACAATTCCGCACACTCATCCAGATTTCGAGCTACTTCCTCCACAGTGCTTCCATGGGTGCAATCTCCATCCAATTCAGGCAGGGAACCAACAAAGCATTCATCCTCGTCGCTCCATCTGATAAGCCTTGCGTAAGGACGGGCAAGCCGTTTGATTTCTTCTTTCTGATTCATCGTTCTTTATTCCATGGTTTAGACAATCGGCAAGGGGACTCACGCCCCCTTGCCTTTTGCTTCCTCGATCTTTTTGCGAACTTGCTTGATCAGGTAGGGTTTGGCATCGTCTCCGTCCTTCCCGGGGATGGTAGCGGAAACGCCGGACGGGTGTTTGAACCGTCTATGGGAACCCTTACCGCCTGATGTACGCTGAAATCCGTTTTGGATCAGGGAGGCAACAATATCGCGAATTCTTGTTGCCATGGCATAAGAATATAACACTATGTGTCGCTCGGCAAATAAAAAAATAACACTTAGTGTCATTTTCGCAACCAGTATGTGTAAAAGTCATGGTACCTATTTCATGATCCTACAACTCATTTCTTCCTCGTATACTCGGAGATCTGTTCCAAATGGAGAAGAGAACTTGAGAAAGCCACTTCTTTTATTTTGGAATTGCAGGAATGTCCAAGCCGAGAATAATAAAAGCATGGAACAGTACTACATTGCCACAGAGGACGGAAAGACAGAAGGACCTTATCCCTTTGAAACACTAAAAATTCTTTATACACATGGAAAAATAACTGGTGATGTTCTTGTCTGCGTTGCTGGCGGTCAAGAATGGGTAGAATTCAAAACAGTTTTAGGGAAAGAGAGAAAAGAGGAATCAAAAAAATCATCTTTAGGAAGGTTGATGAATCAGTATGATCCTGTTCCTGAAGATCAACACGAGAAAAATACACATGAATATTCTGAACCGTTGGAAATAACTGTCGAAGGTTTGTTCCGTATTGCAGGTATTCTTGTTCTACTCGCTGGGGTTATCGTGTTTTTGAATCATGCTGAAGAACAAACTGGAATCGGTCTTGCTTATCTGATCGCTGGAGCCTTCTCCTGCCTTGTGTGCTTCTGGTGTGCCAAAGTCATTAAGTTGCTTTCTCATATTGTCGACTTCCTCAATGTAATATCCACGAGGATATATAACGTTAAAAATAAAGATTAAAACACCCTTAAAGTAGAGGCATAGGTACTAGGAGCTTGTTCATCATCTTCTCAACCTTTCCCGGCTAAGCTGCATTCTTTGCGTCCTTTTTATTTCTGTTATTTCCTTGTTGATAGCTCCTATATTGCTTTCAAATGTCTGTTTCAAACCCTGAAGAACTTGTCTTGATGCAACTCCAAGCTCCGTTAATTTTCCCACAAAAAGCTTGTTTAAATTCTGTAGTTCTTCCGGGTTAATATATCCATCAGCCGCGGCGCGTTCTATATCTTTTCTAATGCCGTCAATAGCCTTGTGGACTAAAGAGGTTTGATGTGGAGTAGCGCTCTTTCCGGCGTTGATGGTGAACCCCTCCACAAAAGTTTTGATAGCCTTGTTGGTTTCCTGCTGCTGTTCCCGCTGAAGCTTCTTCAGTTCCCGACCCTGCTCTTTCTCAAGCTTTTCCTGGGTCTTCTTGGCTTCCTGAGCTTCCTTTTTGTCGGCCCGTTTGTTGAACAGGTCGATATTGGCGGAATTGAGCCGGTCTTGAGTTCTGATACTCCGCTCCTGATCAACAATGTTGCGCTCATAGGCCCCCATAATATCCCCCAGCTTCCCGGCTTCTTCTCTGGCATCAGCAAGTTTGTCCGCAAGTTCTTTTGCCTTGGTGCTCTGGTCTTCCAAGGCTTTCTGATATTCCCTAGTTCGGCTGGTTACATCCGTTCCCTGCTGGTAGGAGGGTTCAAAGTTCACTCCGGATTGGCGGAACAAGTCTCGGAGTTCGTTTATTCGGATAGTGGCGGCATTGCCTTCACTTTTAGCGGCATCATGGGCGGATAGAACTCGTTGCTCTTTCTTTCGCAATTCTTCTAATTTTTCTTTCTGGTGGGCCTTTGCCAATCCTGACCCCGCTACAGAAGATTTTTTTTCGGATTTATCTATTTCTTCCTGCACTTTCTTAAGCTCTCTATTACTCGCATCAATCCGTTCCTGGGCTTTGGCTTGTTGTTGGAACAGTCTTTCAACCTCCTGGAGGGAGGGCATTTGCCCTTGAATGAACTTCATATCGAAGTCCTTGTCTTGCAAACGGTCACGGTTTTGAACGGCCGTATCCAACTGCTTTCCGTAGTCCATGAATTCCTTCTGCGCTACTTCCAGATCCCGGCGGCGTATTTTGTCGTCAAGATTCTGGTTGATCATCATCATGCCGTAGTCCCGTTGCCTCTCGGTGATTTTTCCGTCTTCAAAGTCATTGTCCAACTTCACGCGGGCAAGTTCGGCTTCCTGCGAGTCAATCCCCTTCTGGCGGGCGGTTTCCTCCCTTCTCAACTGGATTTGCCGCTCAATTTCCTGGGTCTGCAAACGGTATTCCGCCGTAATGCCCTTGATGAAGTCCTCGAACCCTTTGTTGATTTCCTGTGTTCGGTCGGATTTGTTATAGTCCTGGATAGCTTCATAACTCTTTTTGATAGATTCGGCAGCATCCCTGGCACGTTTTTTCATCCTTTCGGTTGCCTGCTCCGCCTGCCGCTCCAATTCGTCGCTTTTGGCCTTGAAGTGGTCAATCAAAGCGGTAATGCCGGCGGTCAACCCCTGGATCAGCAGCATGGCCCAGCCCAGCGGCCCCATCGCCGTTTTGATGGTGGTTCCGAATAAATGAATGAATGGGATGGCTCCCCGGAGCGAGCTGGACATGCCCAGGATGCGCGTTGCCGCAATGGTAATCTGCCCCGCCAGCCCCTTGACCTGCGTGGAGGTGAGTTGCCCGGCATCTCCGGCCGTCTTGATGCGCCGTCCCAGGTCCTGGATATTCTTCAAGGCGTCCGCCTGGGCCACGTTGTCCCCGGCCTTCCGGGCTTCTTCCAACTTGGCAATGTAGGATTCCAGTTCGGCCTGCAATTCCTCATAGGTGGCGGAGGCGCGGCGGTTGTTGGCTTCCAGCCGTTCCACCGTGGCGGCGGCGGCCTGCTGCTTCCGGGCCTCCGCGGCTTCCGCCTTTTCCGCGGCCTTGTCGGCCGCGTCCATTTCCTTGTTGTAGCCGTCGATGATTTGTTGAAGGTTTTCGTCAAGGTCATCTCCCCATTTCGCCCCGAGATCCAAATCAGACATTTTGTTGTTGAGGACTTCAAAGACGTCATCCACCTGTTCCAGCTTCTTCCTGAATTCCTCGGAGGTCAGCACGGCGTTGGTGACTTCGTCAATAAACCCGGTCAATCCCGGGTTGTCGTTGAAGGCGGCTTTCATCCGGGAGCCGGCGGCGGTCAGGGCGTCGGCGTATTGGTCAAGTTTGGAATTGGCGTTTTCCAGGGCTTTTTCATATTCCGCGCCCATGCCGTCCTTCATGGCGTCGCCGGTTTCCCCGGCAGCCGTTTTGACACGGGAAAGAGAATCTGCGATCCGGTCCATCACGCCGGAAGTCTGCGACATGGATTCGCCGGATTCCCGTATCCTGTCCAGGGATGCGGCGGCTTGAGTGGCGCCGGAGGTGTCGGCGGTCGTTCTGATATTGATGTTCAGGTTTCTGTCTGACATGGTTCTATTGATTGGCTGTTGAGATTCAAACGGGCGTCGCACAGAGCGCGCATGACTTCCCGGCGGGCGTTTTTGGGAACGTGGGGAGGCCGGGGATTGCCGACGCTCACCACGTCATAGCTGCGGGCATAATCCTCCGGGTTCGCCGTCCGGCTGTCCCAGTTCCACCAGGACCACCGCCCGGCCCGGTTCAGGGGCGTCCACGGCTCGTCAAGCCGGACACGCTCCCGGCCGCAGACATCCATGACGGCCCGGCAGATGGTGAGGTCTTCCGGGGCGAGCGGGGGGATGGCGGCGCATTCCAGCGCTTCGGCGGCCATCCTGGACGCCCGTCCGCTCAGGGCGTAGCAATTTCCGTAGGCGGACCGTTCGGACGGGTTCCGGGGGACCAGGTACCCGGCGGCGTGCAGCGCAAGCCCGTTGTGTTTCATTTCCCTGACCCAGCCGCCCGACAGAAGCGCCGTGTCGGAGTCAATCTTGACGACGGTGTCGCCATCCGCCGCCCCCCCGGCCAGCGTGGCAATAATTCCCCGGACGCACTCCGGGCCGCGCAGGTTGCCGCAGCGGGGGAAAGAACTCCGGCGATACCGCGCCCCATGCGCTACAAGGGCCCTCTTGGCCTCCGGGGGCACCGGGGCGGCGCTGTCGTCCACCACCGTAACTACCGCCTCCGGAAGAGCCGTCCTGGCGCACCGGACGCAGGCCACGGCTTCCTGCGCGTCTCCGGCATAGGTGAAGGTGTATATCCTGATCATGACATTCCGGAGGGGCCGAAGGTTCCCGGGTGGATTTGGAGATAAACCGTGCCCGCCTGGTGCTGCACCACCTTGTTGCCGTCGATGGTGGCCAGATGGAAATAATATTCATAAGGGGTTTTCCGGTCTTCCTCCGCGAGCCTGACGGGGTCGGAGACGCCGCCCGCAGCGGACAGAGAGGATCCGAGGTATTTCGTGTCCTTGTCCAACTGGATCTTGAGCCAGATTTCCCCGGAAGTGACGGGGCTTTTCACCCATCCCCCGGAGCCGTCCCCTTCCGGAAGCAGCCCCCCGATGTAGCTGCCGGCATAAACGGCCTTCCCCTGGCGGATGTAGGCATCGGACACCTTGCCGTCGCTCCCGTAAGACAGGCGGCATTGGAATCCCACCTCAACGGCGCTTGTTCCCCACGCGGGAGGCTCCTGGGCCTGCAGCAGTTTTACGGACGGCCCGACGCTGGGAAGCTCCGGGACCTCATCGTCCGCTCCGGAAGAGCCTCCGCCTCCGCTGCCGGATCCTCCGCCCGAAGAACCTCCCCCGGAAGACGTGGACGAGTCCGCCCAGGCCGTCCGGCGCAGCGCCTCGGCAAGCTGCCGGCTCCGGTCGATGGAGTCCTGCAGGGAGATCTGTTCCGGGGCCCCCACCGTCACGTCGGAAACTCCCGTTTTAAGGTCGAGGGATATTTCCTGAATGACGGACCGCATGGTTTCCCATTCTTTCAATCCTCCCATGATGGAGAGGCGCCCCCCGCAGACCTGGTCAAAGTCGTCGTGGACGGTCGCGGATCCGTCATAGGGCAGCGCGCGGGTGGCTTCGTAGTAGGATTTCAGGAAATTTTTATACAACACGGAGGTGTCGTAGCTGCCCGATGTTTCGTCGCCTCCGGGGCTTTTGCCGTCGTCGGATACGCTTTCCACCGTCCCTGCCCTGTCCACCCGGTAGGACGCGTAGCCGACATTCGTCGTGGTCACTTCAAACGTCAATGTTCCGATCCAGCGGTCCCCGGTTCCGGATTTTCCGCCGTATTCCGGAAAATATTGCTTCACCGTGTCGGGGGGCTCCGTCGCCCGCACCCGCAAATCCACCCGGACCTTGCCCCATTTGATTCTTGCGCTCCTGCCGTTTATCTGGCCGGAGGTCAGTTCGTGGGTGATGGCCGCGCTGCTGTATCCCCGGTGTTCCGCGTCAGCCGGCGTGATGGACGTAATTTTCGGACTGGCCGCCACTTCCAGGCCGGCGCAATCCTCCAGGGCCGGAGCCCAGCGTTTGACGCGGGCCGCCCACTGGGCCGTGCCGGTCGGGAATTTGTCTCCCCGGACAATCATCCGCGGGGCGTCGTAACCCAGCGAGTCCGTTTCCGCGGGGCTGTATTGCCCGGCAGTGTCGGAGACCTTGACGCCGCCCGGAACGTCCACTTCCGCCGTCACCACATAGGGCTGGGACAGGGAGGCTCCTGAGGGATAGACGGCCAGCGCGCGCTGAATCCGGGAGACAACGGAGGCGTTGCAGGTCAGCCCCACGGCCGGAGGCACCAGATCGGGACGCGCCTTGAGGGACAGGGCGCTTACGTCCACGGCGGACAGGTCGAGCACGATATCCGGCAGGGCGGCATGGTCGGCAATGACCAGCGTGGCGGAGTCATCCGCGCCGTATTCAAACCACGCGGCCATATTGGGGCGCCATTTCTGGATCTGGGAAAGCAGGGAGGCATACGTTTCCGACGAGTAGGCAAACGGAATGATTTCGGCATCCTTGTCTATCCGGAGGTCGTATTTGATGGGAACCAGAGCCGTGCTGACGGCGTGGTCCAGAACTCCGGAGAGGGCGTCCCGGATGTTCGCGGTCGCCTGTTTTTCCTGACCGCTTCCGCCTGTGCCCCGGCGGTATTCGGCAAAGATGCCGTTGGCGCGGCCATTCGCGAAGTACTGGATGTTGCTCAGGTTCCACCAGTAATCGCAAATCCTGATGTCCCAGCTCTCGGAGGTTCCTTCAAGGGAATGTTCCAGGTCGATGACCGGTCCGATGAGCAGGGTTTTCCCGCGCCAGACGACTTTCACTATTTCCCCTTCTTCAAACGGGCAGGAGGCAAACCGGGAGACCGGCGCGCGGAAGGAGACGGAGGCTCCCCCGAAGGAGAGCCGGTTGTAGGACGGGCTTTCGACCATGTCCAGGAAGTCGGAGGAAGATACGTCAAGGGTTTTCACAGGGGGCGACCCAAGGTAAAGTTGTAGGAGACGATAAGGCACAGGCCCTGAACCTTCGGCTCGGCGTCGGCGATGACGGCTTCAAAGCGCTGTTCACGGCCGCAGGCGTCGGTCCAGGCCCATTCCCCCTTCCCCGCCGTTTTCCATTCGTTGAGCCATTCGTAAAAGGCGCTCCACGCGTCCATGTGGGAGGCGCATTCCCGCACGGTGGAGATGGTGAAGGACAGGGACAGGTTGCCGAATGCGTCCAGCCTGGGGAACGGGCTGTTGATGATCGGCGTGGCGGACGTGCCGAACTGCACCGGGAAAGCGTGTTCCGGCAGGGAGTCGAGCAGGAATTCCCCGGCGCGCACGACGGGGCGCCCGTCAAAGGTAATGGAAAAGGGAGAGACGGTCGTGTCCATGCCTCAATAATGGTGGGGAAAACAGGGGCCGCCCCTCCCCATGCAAACAGAGGAGCGGCCCCGGCTGTCATGCTCCGGCGGAGGCCGGGAAGGCGATTTCTTCCGTGGGCGTCAGGGAATTCAGGGAGGACGGTATCACTTCAAGCGTCAATTTCGGCGTGATCAGCTTGTTGTTTTCCGTGGGGATTTCCACCTTGAGCAGCGCTGCGACTTCCAGAACCATCATTTCTTTTTTGTCTTCCTGGTATTTGGTGAGGCGCGCCCATACCTTTTGCCCGTAGATGTTCCGGGAAAAGGGCTGCACTTCCTTCCCGGCTTCCAGCCTGTCGCACTGGTAAATCACCTGCCAGCAGACCGGATTAACCTCCGTGGAGTTAATCTCGATGGTGTTGCCCGTCACTTTGGTGTTCTTCCGCGTCACATAGGAGGTCGTGTCGCGGGAAAATACCGTGCGGGCGTCGTCTTCCGTGGTCGGCGTGATTTTGTAGTCGATGACTTCGTTGGCAATCATCCAGGCGTCGGAGTCCTTCGCCGGCTTGAAATGCTCGTCCACCGTGTCCGTGCCGCTTTCGGCCGTGACTGTCGTTCCGAACGGGCACAGGTCGAGAAAGGTGCCGACCAGCATTTCCTTGTTGTAGAGTTCTGACATGGTTGTTAGCTTCTTACGTAGTCAATAAAGGTCACTTTCCCGGCGTCGGCGTGGACTTTGTACACGTCTTCCGGGATGTGGACGATTTTTCCCCGCGCGGCGATGCCGTGAGGGAGTTCCAGCTTGTTGACGGCCACCCGGCATTTGACGATGCGGGGCGCCGGAGCAGTAGCGGCCTCCTGGGCCGCGGCGGTGGTGGGTTTAGTTGCCATGTTTCAATATGGTGGTTTGTTCAAGGGTGAGCATAACAGCCTTGTTGGCCATCTGTACCCGGCTTGACTCCGTGCCTGTGACTTTGAGCTTCATGCAGGTGAGCCAGCCCGGTTCCCGATGCCCGTCAAGCCCGATGGCGAGCAGGTCTGCCAGATCGTCCGCATCCCAGCCGAGGACGGCGGTTGCGTCGGATTTTTTCAGGAGGGGATTGCTTTCAATGACGATTTTTGTTGTCAGAATAACGGCATTCGTGCCTCCCTGTTCCTGCAGGGGTTTTCGTTTCGGAGCGCATACCAGCACGCAGATTCCCAGCCTGGACAGCTTTTGAGTAATCAGGGTTTTCAGGTCCGCATCCCATCCGCGCATGACAATGCCGGGATCCTCCCCGCTGTTGTAACGGGCACACAGGGTAATGATTTTCCGATAGATTTTTTCCCCGGCGGCGATGCGCGGGCTTGCGGGTAAAGCACTCATAGTTCACACCAGTTCTGATAGGGCTGCCCGGCTCCGTACACCTCTACGCCGCCACTCTCCGAATCGTAGGGGGCAAGATAAAACCTGCCCTCCCGGACGGCCCGGAAAATCTCGCTTGCCGTGCTGTACTGCTTGGCGCGGGGGGATCCTTCCAGGTCGCCCATGTCGGGCAAGTCGGCCAGCATGGCGTGACGGATCCAGACAAGCGTCGGGTGTTCCAGTTCTTCCGGCACCCTGTCCTGACCTGTTGCCAGAATGGGATATTTCCCGGAAGAATTAACGATTCCGGCGACGAGGTTGCACGTCGTCCTGATCAGGGCGCCGGCCCGTTCCGGGTAATCCCCTTCCGCTCCTGCCGAGTCAAACGCCGCGATTTCAGCGTCCGCCAGGAAGGCCCGCAGGGTGTTTTCCGTGATCTGGACCAGCGCCATGACGGTTACACGCGGATGGAGAGTTCACATTTGGCGGCGGTATTGTCGCCGCTGGCGGTGTCTGCCACAGCCTTGAGCCGGATGTAGCGTCCCATGCCATAGGGAGCCCGTCCGGCAATGCTGTTCGCAAGAGCTCCCGCTTCTTCTCCCGCCGCAGGCGCCAGGGAGAACCCCGGCACCTCGGCCCAGCTATCGCCATCCCCGGAGGCTTCCAGGGTCAGCGTGATTTTCTTTCCGGCAGCCAGAGCCGGAATGTCTTCGTGCTCAATGACGATGGACATTTCATCAATGCCGCCCGTCTGACCCGCATCCAGCACTTCGGAATAGGCCGTTTTGCCCGTGCCCGGCATGTTCATCCGGGCCGTCAGCAATTCGTCCTTGCGGGTGTGTCTGATAGGATTCACTGTCTAAGGTTCCTTTCCGTCTTATTGGTTCTTTTTGTTGCTCACTTTCTTCGGCGCATGCTTGCCCCAGTAGGAAATGCCCGTGATGGAGGACAGGTCGCTTTCGTTGTTGACGATGGAGTCCGTCACCAAAATCGGGATGCCGTGGGCGTGGGTCGGAATCGGGGCGGATCCGGAGGAATCCCCTCCCGCCTTGCCGCCGTCCACAGAAACGCTCACTACCCTGCGGCTCTTGCGGAGCTGCTCCAAGGCCATGCGGTTCATGATGAACTTCGTCACGCGGACGCCTGCCGGGAACAAAGCCAGCAGTTCCGCCAATTTATCGTCATCCAGCGTCGTTCCTTCTGCCGTGCCGATATTCTTCAGGCGTGCGGCGGACAGCTTGGAGTTGTTGACCAGGGCGACAAAGGCGGTCAAATCGGCAACCTTGCCGGGAATGGCACCCGGCTCGCCCGTTTCCGGATCCTTGCCGGGAATAAGCGCATCCTTGAACGTGCCAAGAGTAATTCCCTTGTCGCGTCCCCAGCGCCAATGCACGCCTTTGGGACCCTCCACAACGGCAAATACGGACGTCCCGTCGTAATTGTCGGCGGCCTTGGAGCTGTCTGCGCTGATGATCATCGTATCGTCGATGAAATCGGGAAGTCCGGGAAAACCGTTCTTGTCGATTTTCTTTCCGTAAAAACCCTGGGCTCCCAGGGAAAGAAGAACCCCCTCCGTAATCCCGGAAGCTTCATCGGCCAGGACGGCGGCTTCCCCGTCGTCAGAGCTTTCCAACGTAATATGATCCACAAAAACGATGGAGGAAATGGGAAACAGTTCCACGTTCCTTGATTCGTAAGTGCAGGACGTGTAACCGATGGGTGCATTGGCCGGGCGGAACCGGGCTCGGGGAATGCCGGTGCGTACATAGGTTTTGACGATGGTTTTGGAGCCCACGACGGAAGCAAGCTGCGTTACTTCCGGGGCGGAGCGCCCCACTTCTTCGATCAATCCGATGTCGGATTCCGAACCATTGCGTTTCTGAATGTCCAGTAGAGTCAAAAATGACATGGCTTAGTTCTTTTCCTTGTTGATGTTTTCAATGATGCGGTCACGTCCGGTAGGCTCATTCCCGCCGTTGCCGTTATTGGCCTTTCCGGCGACCACCGTCGTAAAAGCAGGATTCGGATTTATGGAGGCGATCAGAGCTTTGCCGGCCTTGATATTGGCCGTTAGAGCGGTCTTCAAGGCCTCTTTGGCATCTTCATCTTCCGGAGCAATCTTGCCGGCCTTGATGGCGGCTTCAATTTCCGCGTCGATAAGAGCCGCCTTGGAGGCTTTCACCTCGGCAAGCTCGGCTTCCGCCGCTTTCAGTTTGGCTTCGGTTTCGTCCAGCCTGGCCTTGGCCGCCTTGCAGGTGGCTGCTTCTTTTTTGGCGTCTTCCGCCTCTTTTCGGGCCGCTTCAAGTTCCGTTTTGGACTGCTCGACTCCCTCAGATTTCTTCTTCAGGTTGTTGATTTTGTCCTCTGCGATCTTGCCGGCCTTATCAGATGCGGCTTCCTCTTTGGTGAGGACGCCGCATTTAACCAGTAGTTCGTACATTGTTGTATTTGTGTTATTTGTTTGGTCATGAACAGCACCGGTATCCTCTCCGCCGCTATTCAAAAGCATGTCCGGTTCAAGAACCGTGAAATTCTCAAGTCTGGCCTTGCCGGCCGCAATGCGGGCAATATTCTCAAAGGCCGGGTCATTCACCAGAGAGCCAACCTCAATGTCATCCGGTTCAAGGCCTATGGGGCGGCAGGTTGCCGTGTTGAGCTTGAATGCCGGAGAAAAATAGCTGTAGTCACGCCCCAGCACCGCTTTCCTGCCGCTTTCCGTCCATTCCCCCTTGAGGATGACGCCCACGCCATCCATGTAGTCAAAGGAAGCGGGAATAAAGGAGGCGGGTCCCGTCTTGTGGTCAAAGTAGCAGACGGGCCGCACGTTTTGAGTGAGCTTCAACGCAAGGTCCCGCTGCAAAGCCTCCAGGCAGGAGCGGTCCACAATCACTTTCTGCCGTCCTCCAATGGATGCATTGATGAAATGATCCCCCTCCGGCATGTACACGATACAGGCCGGAGCGTCGCCAAACGCAAGAGGAACGTTGAATTCAAAATCCATGCCCCAAGCATGGCATGAAACGGAAAAGCGTAAATAGTCGGGGCTGGATATGTGTTTCAGGCATCAAGAGAGGCCGCCAGAACGTCCATGAGCTTGACGCCATAGGCGCTGATCAATTCTTCGCCGGTCGGGATGGCGTCCGGCCAGGGGTCCTGTGTGATGGATTGGCGCAGGGCATACACCGCACGCACTCCCCCGCCGTCCACGGCTTCAAACAGGGCGTTCTTGTTGGGGATGGTGAACAATTCCCCGATTTCGGATTGGTAATCGGCAACCCGGCGCCCGTGGGCCTCCGGAACAAGGGGAATAGTCAACGCCCCGGAATTTTTGGCCGTAATTGTCCCTCCCTTTATTTTATGCCGCAGGGATCCGTCCTCGTCGGGATTGGAGATAACCGATCCGGAAGCATCCGCAGAGGAAAGGAACCATTTACGGGCAATATTGGAAAACCAGCCTGTCGCCATGCGTCCCGGGCCATGCGTAGGAAGAGAATTGTTGATCCAGTGTTCCCGCCCTTTGCCGTCGTACCAGGACGCCAGATAGTCCCGCAGATATTCGCCGCTTTCCCGGTTCGCAGCTTCCAGCGTTTCCGGGGAGGCTATCTTCATGGCATCGTCAAGTGCGGCGTCAAAACCGCTCATATCAATTTCAATGTTCATGGCCCGTCATCCTTCCCCGTTGGCCTTTTTGGATTCGCGCATGGAGTTCCAGCCGGCTTCCAGCGCGGCATGCTGGACCTTGACCAGCCGCTCTTCCAGCTTGGAGGTATCTATTTTGTCCCACAGGGACGGCACCTGCCTACGGGCGGACCGGATGACTGTTTCCAGGTCTTCCCCGGCTTCTACGGCGGCAATCAGGTCTTCCATGAATCCGGCAACACCGGAGGTCAGTTCATGGGCCGCCTGGTCCGTCTGGCGCCCGATACGGGCCGCAATCCGGTTGACCTCGTCAATGTGCTTCAGCGTTTTTTTTTACGCGCCGCATGAACCAGGGATTCCCGGTCCAGGTCATCCACTTCTCCCGTTTCCGGCCCGAATCCCCCAAAAGATGGCGGCTGGTAGAGTTTCGCCCCTTCTTCAGGCATGGGGATATCAAGCCAGTCGTAAACCTGTTCTTCAGCGACGGGAACAATTCTGGTTGCCCTTTCCACCCACCCCAGTTTTGCTTCACTCATACCGGAGGACGGATCCTTAAAAGAGATGAAGGGCAGATGTTCCGGGCGTCTTCCCAGGTTAAGTTCCAGGATGGCCGGGACAAGCTGCTGGTTGAGGACGCCGGCAACGTATTTCCCGCGGGCAAGGACAACCTGGTTTTCCGTGTTTTCATGGACCTCACCCAACGCACGGTTGCCGCCTGTGCTGGAAACGGAACTGGTGAGGGTTTGACCCAAAATCAGAATGTCGCATGCCTTGTTGGCCTCTTCGAGCATGTTCAGGTGCGGAAGCTGGTTGCCTCCTTTTACGGCGTCATGAAATTGCACGTCTGCATCCGGATCCGTTACAAGGATGCCCGTTTGTCCGAATTTCACCATCTGGTCAAATAGCTTCTTCTGCGCCAGGGTTCCCGATGCTTTTCCATGACGCAGAGGAGATCCGAATATCTGGCAGAATTCCATGAACCAGGACAAGCCGAATTTGGCCGCGCCGAACCAACCGACCAGGGCCAGAAGGTTGGCGCCGTAGATAGGATGGTCAAGCCCGTCACAGTTGAGGGAGGCAATGAATTTGTTGGGAGGGAATTCCATTTCGGGACCGCACCCTACTCCGTCCGGACATAGTACAAGACGGTCGATTTGAGCCGGGTAGCTGGACCATTTGTAAAATGTGGAAGGAATGGGACAATAGGCGCGGGGCGCCCGGATATGGCCGGGGTTCCACATGATTTCCAGCACACCCACTCCGCGTTCCGGAGCTTCCGCCAAGGCCCCAATCAATCCGTTCAGATCCAGTTCCCATTTCCCCTGTTCAATCCGGCAGCAATACAGGGCGGATTCCACCAAATCCGCATGCCGGCTGGCCGTTGGTGCCGGCTTTTTGCCTTTCTCGGCCCAGGGGGACACGGTAATTTCCAAGGCCTGAACCTTTTCGCGGAGCTTCCGCAGGTTTCCCCGCAACCGAGGCCATTCGATTTTCATCGAACGAAACACGCGTTCCAAGTCGAGCATATTGCCCGTCTGGACGCTCTCGCGGGCATTTTTCAGCACCCTGGGCGTGATGCTGGTGTAAAAACCAAGATATCCTCTTTCCTGAGGGGAACGATCCTCGAAAATCTCAATGTCGGCAGTCTTGGTTTTCCTGGCGGCCTTTTGGCTGCGGGGTTTCTTGCTCATAGGGGGAGTGATGTAAAACTTAAACAAGCTCCTGCGCCACGCTGAACGCATCGTCGCATCTGCTCAGCCAGCCCTTCCCGAAGGTCGGAAACTGCCTGCAGGAGCGGTAAAACGCCTGACGCTTCTCCTGCAGGGCGATAAGGAACACCGCTTCACCCGTGGCGGCCAGCTGGTCCTGCAACTCCTGCCGGGTCCTGGGGCCGACAATCCCGTCCACCACAAGCCCGGCGCCGTGGATGTTCAGCGCGCGCTGCAAAACCTTCCCGGCATTCCTGCTCCCGGAATTGAAAAAATGGTCCCGCAACATAAACTCCGTGGCCGGAAAAGCGTCAGAACCCAGCCAGGAACGCACGGCTGCGGTATTGTCCAGGACGTACTGGAGACAACCTTCCCAGGCCTCTTCACGCCTTCCGGCATCCAGCAGGGCCTTCAATCTGTTAAACACGGCCGGTTCAATGCCGTCGCAAATGCCGCAAATCTCCCACTTGCCGCCCTTATCGGCGGCGGGAAGGCGGGAAACGCGCAGGGAATCCGGCCCGGTAACGCGGCTGTCTTCAAACCGGAGGATAGCCGCGGCCATCTTTCTTTCTGTAGGGGTCAT